AATCGAGTTGATTACAGAGTAAAAAATTTAAGATGGGTCACTCCTGAAGATAATGCTAAAGGCACTCCTGGTGGTAAAAATGATCCAAATGAAATTTATGAATTAATTTCTAAAACAAAATGGTTTAATGGTGATGCAAACAACTTACTTGAGACTCAAAAAGATAAATATTTCAATAGTTTACAAGATTCTACACAATTAAACTTATGGGAGCAACAATGAAGAAAATAAATAAATTTATTTATCCAGGTACCAATAGAGAAATGATTGAAGGTAAAAGACATTATTCTGTTGGTGAAGAAAAATTACCAAGTGTTACAACTATCTTATCTGCAACTCAACCTGAAGAAAAAAGATTAAGTTTAGAAAAATGGAAACAAAAGGTTGGAGAACAAAAGGCCGATGAGATTAAAAATCTTGCAGCTAATCGTGGTACGGCAATGCATAAGATTCTTGAAAAATATATTATGGAAGAAGGATATAAAGATTTAACTGACATTGGAGCTGTGGCTCATAGAATGGCGGATAAGATTATTGAGAAAGGTTTATCGAAATGGGATAGTTATTATGGAACAGAAGTAACGGTACATTATCCTGGTCTATACGCCGGACAGACGGACCTTGTAGGAATTCATGAGGGAGACGATGCAATTGGAGATAATAAACAATCTAACAAACCTAAGTTTAAGGAATGGATTGGAGATTACTTATTACAGTTAGCAGCCTATGCAATGGCCCATGACCAAGTTTATGGGACCCAGATTAAAAAGGGTGTGATTATGATGTGTACTCCAGATTGCTATTATCAAGAATTTATAATCGCGGATCATGAATTGAAAAAATATAAACATGAATGGTTGAAAAGAGTTGACCTGTATTACAACTTAAAGGAGAAATCATAATGACTATTGATAAATTTGTAGAGGATCATATGAGAAAGCTTAACAACATCAAATCCATGGTTGATAAAACAAGTGGAGCTGATCGCGAAACGTGGACTAAAAAGTGGTATGATCTTGTCAAAATTGTGGCAGATAAAATAAGAGTGTTGCATAAAAACAACAATGAGCTCAATTAAGCTACCGCTCTATAGTAGGGTTAGACCCCCTATTGTTTTTTTTTACAAAAATTTTCAAAATGCGTGGTGGTGGTGGTAGGTAAATGAGGGTTGATAATCAATACTTTTTTGAGTGTGCTACCATGACGCATTTAAAAGCATTGGTATACAACACTTTTTTGTACTCGACGCGCGAGACTTTTTTTTGTTTTGAAAAAAACTTTATAGGGTCAAAAATCTCCCTTATATGCTAAAAGACTCTATGCCTAAAAAACTTAAAAAGTCAAAATACAAATCTGTTGTGATTAAGAAGAAAAGATATTACTTCTATAAAATCACATGGGTTGATATCACTGGTGATAGTGGGCATGCAACTGAAATAGAATTTTTAGGAATGATGCCTAGTGTAATGGTTACTCATGCATACGTCTTTAACAAAGATAAAAAATGCATTAGAACTTTTGCAAGTTATGAAGAAGGTGATGACTTATTCTCAGACAGAAATGTATTTCCTGTTGGTTGTATAGTTAAAATGGAAAAGGTTAATGTTTAAACCTGAGTGTCCGTGGTGGACTTGTTATTGCTGTGTTCTACTAGAACAGTGTCATTGTCTTGAGCCGGAGCCGGTTCAGGATCAGCAGAGGCCTTTGGCTCATCTAACACTTGAAAATCTACGCCTTCAAGCAAAACCTTGTGATCAGAAAGAATCTGCTTCATCTTAGTTTGTAATTCATCTTCAGTTAATTGATCTAAATTTCCATATTTAATAATTTTTTGATCTACATATAATCCACCTGCTTTACCTCTAGCAATCTCTGCATTTATGGCTGCAGCCCATGCTCCTTTAGTTCTTGCATCATCTCTAAGTTTTGCAAGTTCAGTCACATGCTTTTCAAAAGTAATTCCATATTTCTCTTGAACTTCTGCTCTTAACTCTCCAATATATTTTACAACTAAAGGTGATATTCTTGGGTTTCTTAATTCAGATGCAGCTTGCCTTGGTCTAGTTTTATAACCTGCTTGCTCAGCGCATTCAGCAGGACTTAGTCTACCTTCATGATAAACTAATAATTCTGCAAACTTCATTTGCCTTTCAGTTAATTGTCTTGGTAATCCCATAATAATTGACTTATATCGTAAATTACCGTACAAAGCAATATGCTAACAACAAAACAATTAATGGAAGTTTTAGAGAAATTTAACAAGAGTGAAGTGGGAAAGAACGCTAGAGTCCAAGTAGTATACAAAGATAATAGATTTGAACCCAAAGATATTTACGAAGTAAAACTTGTAGAAAATAAGATTATTGGTTCTGGAGATACACACAGACTAATGATTTTAAGTGAATAATTTTTCCTTTTCGTACGATGAAACCAGAGTCAAAATTTTGGCAGTTGGTCAAGAAAAATACACCCAAAATTAAGTGGACAAGACTGGAATCTTGGGCATCCTTTGGTGTGCCGGATCTGTTGGGATATAATAATAATTGTGGTTTTTTCATGTGTGAATTAAAGGTTGCAAGAGGCAATAAAGTTAGCTTCTCACCCCATCAAATTATGTTTCACTCAACTCGTCCTAATCGTAATTTCATCCTGCTCCAGACCCTCTCTCCCCGAGCCGTAAAACTTTATGAAAGCTCAGCGATCCACGATTTAATAAAAAATCATAACGATACGCCGGCCGCTGCGCTCGATGATTGGAAAGAAATACAACGCTTGTTGATTAATGCTTGATGGCTCGTTGACTTGCTTGTTGGCTTGATGGCTCGTTGACTGTGCTCGATGGCTCGTCGACTGTGCTCGATGGTTCGCTTGTCGCTTCACTTGCTTGACGGCTCGTGGACTCCTCCATCCTTCTCCTCCTGAGCTCTTTATAATACTTTGGGTGTTTCCAGGTAAATGTCATTAATGCTTGGCATATGTTACATTCCAAACTTTAGGATCCCAACAGCTTCTGCAGTCCTTGCATTCATTGTTTTGTTTAGGAGCAGGGCACATTTTAGACGTTGCACCAAACCAGGGATGGTCACCTGTTGAAACTGTCGACACGTGTTTCCAGCTCTTAGATGGTTTTTGGTCCACCATTGGCATGCTAAATCTAATTACCAAATTGTCCGGGGCCTGATCAAGGAAAGCTTTCACCCACGCTTCACGTGTGGGCATCCAGTGCTGGATCTCCGGGGTTAGTCTGCACACTTCAAAAATTTTCATAAGGTGCTGCTCGTCCTGTACGTCTCCGGAATCGTGCCATCTAAAATATTTTGATTTCTTTTTGCTTATTTGAGCTGCCATTGCTTTGGCCCAGCCAGGATGCTGTAACGCTTCCAACCTTCTATATTGCGCTGCTTGCACAATTGGGAAGACGTAGCAACCCTTCAATGCATAACAGCCGCTGCAAGTTGTGTTTTCTTTTTTTGCAAGCTTTGAACCAGTCTTGCATTCCGCTGCAGGTAGACCATACGCCCAACCTGGCATTTTTGACGGCTTACTTAGTGAGCCGGTGATTTGTTTTGCTTCTTTTGTATCCATAAAGTTATCCTTTCTTTTTAGTACTATATAATCCCATAATAAAATTTGTCAAGCTTGTTGACTCGATGCTCGTTGGCTCGTTGACTGACGGGCCCACCCACCCAAGCTTGTTGACTAACAACTTACAACGATGCATGGGCCGTTAGCCACTCTGCAACGCTGTAAATTAATTTTGACCAAGTGAGCTACGCGGGGCCGGCGCATGTTTTATTAGCCGTCTCGCAGGTCTAGAAATCCTGTAATGCTCTACACCGTGTTATAGTGTTTAAACTCACAGCATACCACTTGATCTCAGGTCCATCATCCCACTGCCTAGGTTTACCTCCAGTGTGATGGACCAGAGATCAAGGCGGGCGGTTTCAAGTCTCCCATTCACCGCCCGCGATTATATATTAGTTACTTTTTTTCAACTTTCCACCTTGAACTGTAACCTTATCTTCGTCAAATCCTGCTTGTTTAAACATATTCATAATTTGACCTAACATTTTGACTTCACTATGATCGTTCTTTTTACCCGTAAAATGTCTATGCTCTTTAACAGGCACAAACTCCGAGTAATAACTTAAGTGTTTAACATCATCGTAAACACCCATAGGTAATGAAGTTTCAGCAACATCAATACTTTCACTTGAAGAAACAAACCATTGTCCCTCTTTAAACAAGTAAATGAATTCAATATGCCATTCTTCACCTTTCATAGCGTTCATATACAACCATTCGTTTTTATATAATCGTGCTTTGTCTAGATCTCTCTTCCAATCACGATGATAAAAACTACATTCAT